GAATGCTGATAAGGCACACGAAGACAACTACCGACGCACCCATTACGAGTAGCGTGCCGCTAGGATGTCAGTGATCCTCTTCTCTTCAAGCTTTGCCTGATGAGGGTCATCTTGCCAGTTCTCCTTGAACTCGACTTGAATCATCTCAAGGACATTCAACAACGCCGCGAAGGTCTTAGGGTTGAAGTTCCAACCCCACGAGCCTACGTCTCCACCCTTGACCTTGAGAACCTTGAAAGGGCGCGATGGCTTGATAACCACCCCATCCTTATTCTTCTTTTCGGCTGTCATACCGGTTTCGGTGGTGACAGTAACGCCGTTCGCAACCTCAGTCCGCATCTGCTTAGTAAGCATCGCGGCGATCTGGTCTTGATCGAGCATCTTGAGGGCTTCGTAACCTGCGGCATTGCCGCCCAATTCTTCACTCTTCGCCATATTCTGGTCCTGTTGTGATGTTTGAACGGCAACCGACTAGTGTCGGGCCGGCAACCGAAACGAGTTCGGCTACACCTACAACCGGATCAAACCGCCGTTTTGTGACATCGGCGGCCAACATTTTCGTAAACCGTTGCCACGACCGGACTTACGAAAAACTTTCCCGCCAATGTCACAAAACGCCGATCTGTTCCGGTTGTTACCGTGACAACGGTCTGTCGTTGGTCTCTACTCAACAGTCGTTGATCCGCCCACTTTGGGACCGGACAACGCCAACAAGAGAAGAGCCATGAGAACAGAGCACTACAACGTCACGACCCACAATCCCAAGAGTGGACGCAACACGACGACGACAGAACTTGTCGCCGACGTGGCAACGACCGTTGCACGCATTCACGCAAGAGGGGAACGATTGAATGACCTTGTGCGGGTTGCCGGTATCGATTGCGACAACGACAAGAACGTCGGCGGATCGGTATCGCGCTACGACCCAAACAATGGGCTGTTCAACCTGCACGCTGGTCCTTTCGTGCCGACGTTGGTGGGAACGTCAACGGCACGAGATGCAAAAGACGCGCCGGTATCGTGGCGTGAATTATTGAACCGGGCGACGTTGACGTTGACGCGCCAACGTTGTTCGGGTCATAGGAAGGCTGACAACGTAGCGGGGTACGCGACGCAACAACGTGCCGCGTACCCTGCGCGAATTGACGAGAGCGTAGTCTGGGATTCGATCGCGGATACGTTGCTTGATAGGCACGTTCGCAAAGCAACGGACGCTAGCGCGATTAGCGACTACGACCTTGCGCAAGAACGGCCAAGCCCTAGCACGATCCAAGCCACTATTGGTCTAGCGCGTGTTGCGCTAGCGGATCGTGCGAGCGGGATGCGTGACGTTGTCACGGGCAAGGATCCGGCGCGAATCGAAGTGACAGAGTTCGTCTACGACGACGAGCACGAATGGCTGACAACGGCAACGGTAGAAGTTGGATCACGAGCGGCCGACGTGAACGAGAAGGGTTGGATCACAACCGCAAAGGTTCGCAAGTATGCAAGCCACCATGATAGTGACGTGGCACTAGCGAACGTCGCCAAGTCGGATGCGGCGTTGGTTTCACTTGAACAACGCGAAGAGGTAGCCGCTTGCATCGCAGAACTGCCGGATTCACTACGGGTGACGGCATTGAACGCGATAGCAGGTGGTGGTTGTCCCGATGGCGTTCCCGCCGCAGTCTATCGCAAGCGATTACAGCGAATGCGTGAAGCCCTGGCGATCAAGTTCCGGGCGCGTGGTCTCATGGTCGCCGACAAGAACTGATCGCCAGATAGTGAGGTCGGTGCCATCGGGACCGGCCTGGACCACCAAACAGATAACGATCGGCTAAGAACAGATAACGATCGGCTAAGAACAGATAACGATCGGCCGGTAATAGATAACCCGTATTACTACCGGTCTATCTATCCTATTGGGAATAGATAGCTATTCTTTTTTGCCGCGAGCGGCTCGACCGGGGGGGCCGCCTCCCCCCGCGCCGCTTTCCCCCCGCCCCCTAGCCACCGCCGCCCGGTCGGCCCCCTACCCCTTGCACTCGCACGACAAAAACCCGATACTAAACGGCGCATTGGTTTTAGCCTCAGACTACACCCCGGAACAAATACGAGACGCAGTCCTAGCCGCGTGGGCCAACCCCTTGTCCCTCGGCATCGCCCTCGGCTACAAGGGTGAGCCAAAGTCAGCCCGCAAACAGTTCGGCCCCTTCCACGACAGGATGCTGGAGCACGTCCACTCCCAGCCCAAGACCAGCACCATCGTCCCTCGCGGCCATGCCAAATCAACGGTCATCACGGTCATCGACACCGTCCACCACCTCCTCCACCACCCCGAGTCCCGCAACCTCATCGCTTGCGCCACCCTCGACCTCGCCCGCAAGCTCGTCGGCGAGATCCGCGACCGCCTCAACGGCGACCTCGAAATCCTCCCCGGCCTCTTCATGCCCGTGCGGGAAGCTTTCCCGTGGCTTGCCCTGCAAGGCGACGTGCGGAAATCGGGTCCGTGCGACCAATTCAACATCACCGGACGCGCCGGGAAGGGCCGTGAACCCTCCGTCTTCGCCGCCTCAGTCGAATCCAACCTCGCGGGCAACCACCCCACCCGCGCCGTAATCGACGACCCCGCCAACGAGCAGAACAGCCGCACCTTCGTCCGCCGCCGCAAGGTCATCGACTTCATCGAAGCCCTCGAACCCTTGATGTATTCGCCCGACTCGCCCATCAACCACATCGGCACCCCCTGGGCCTTCCAAGACGTAACCGCCTTCCTCTCCCGCCGCCCCGACTGGTCACAGTTCCGCTTCGGCGTATGGGACGGCGTCAACCCCACAAACGGCCGCCCCGACAAGCAAGGCCCCGGCCCCGATGGCTCTTGGCCCCTTTGCCCCTCCTTCCTGACCGGCCCCGAGGTCATCGAGAAGCAGGAATCCCTCAGCCGCACCTTCTTCTCGGCCCAATACCTCTGCGACCCCGTCCCCGCCGAGGAGGCAATCTTCGAACCCGGCCTCGTCGATGCAGCCACCGACCTCGAACTCACCCTCAAGAACCTCCCCAGCGGCCCTGAGATCCTCCTCTACGACCCCGTCGCCCGCATCGACGGCACAAGGGGCGACCTCAACGGCATCGTCGTGGTGCGCGTCCTACCGGCCCACAAGCTAGGCTTCAAAGGCTTTGCGCCCGACCGCAACATATTCGTGCCCGTCAAGGCCCTTGAGATCGCGGGCGGAGCCGACGCCGCCGCCTGCTGGATCGAAGACGTAGCCTGCCCCGCCCACCCCTTGCTCAAAAGCATCTGGATCGAAAAGGTCGCGGCCCAATCTCTCTTCGCGCCCTGGCTAGAAGAACGTGGTAAGATAAAGGGCGTCAAAATCCGTGGCCAGAAAATCGGCAACGCCTCCTTGGCCTTCCGCCTCATGTCCCTCCAAACGGCCATGCGGAAGGGCTACCTCATCTTCCCCAAAGACTTCCCCGGCAGAGCCAACCTCGTCCAACGCCTCATCGAGTATCCGCTCTCCAACTCCGACGACCTAGTCTCCGCCCTAGCCCTCCTATCCTCAATGGTAGAGCGCCGAGGCGAACTCCCCGGAATCGAGCAGTCACACCGCAGCCTACGCGACCCCCTGAAGGTCTGGACAACCCAATCGACTAATGGAAACAACTGGCCACACGGGTAAGCCCTACAAGCTCGCCGAGAACACCGCTACGTCACTAGAGGCTCTCCTACAAGAGGCCGCTAGCGCATTGCACGAGCCACTCTCCGGCAACGAGCGTTTAATCAACGACATCTACACCGGGCGCGACCCCTTGGGGGGAGCAGCCCGGATGGCCATCGGCGAACAGGGCATCCCCGCGCACACCATCCCAGACGCGCTGGCGACAGCGACTTGGCGACCGCCCGAAACCACGGCCAACCTTTTCCTATCGCGCATCCGCCAGATCGTCGCCAACCTAACGCCGGGCATCCCGACCTTCCGCGCAAAGGCGCGAGTCCCCGGAGCGGCCCACCTCGCCGACGACCAGAACCGCCTGACCCGCATCATGACGGACCACGGCGACCTCAGAGCCGCCATGCGCAAGGCCGCGTTTACCGGCCTCCTCTCACCCTACTTCGGCATAAAGGTCACCTACGACGACGCCGAGAAGGTCGCCTACAACCGCGTCAAATACAACGCGGTGGAAGCACACGACTGCGGCTACGAGCCATTCCATCGCCGCTTCACATGGCACGCCTACGACATGCAGTGGTCCGACCTGCCTGATCACTGGCGACCCAAAGACACCGACGAAGAGGAGCCTCTCGACTGGGAGATCGTCCGCGTCACCGAGTGCTACCACGCAGACTTCGGAGTCGCCAAATCCAAGAGCGGCTGCCCCATGTCGATCTTCGTCAAGCGCAACGCAAAGAAGGATAGCTCAGAAGGCGGCATCCAGCTATCGAGCCACACCGAACTCCCCGCAGGCACCTACGTCATCACCGAGACGATCCCCGCTTGCCCTCTCGTCATCGGCAACTTCCTCGACCCCGCCCCTAGCGAGGATGTCCCCGCCGCCGAGGTGCTCTCATGGATTCCGCTCATGCGGATGATCGTCCAGACCCTCGTGCAGATCGACCGCGAGGTGCGGACAAGCAACAACACGATCCTCTACGACAAGAACGCGATCAGCGACGACGCCATCCAAGCAGCCCGCAGCGTAGCCCCAGGCGGAACGGTCTTCATCGGCGTCGATGCTGACGACAACACGCGTGGTGTAAACGCCACGATGCGCCCGGTCGAGCAGAGCACGGTCCTCAACGAGTATCTCTCCGCCCTACAAACCTACATGCGCCTGTTCGATGACGTGACCGGCGTAACCCCCAGCGACCGGGGCATGGCGAGCAACCCACGCAAGAGCGCGACCGAAGCTGCGGCCATCACTGACGCCGCGTCCAAGCGCAACCAAGATCGCCTAGAGATCATGGCAGCCATGTGGACGAAGATCGCCCAGATCGGCTTCAAGTATCAGCGCAAAATCTTCGGCAAGACGGTCGCTATACCCCTCGCAAACGGCGTCATCCGAACACTCCGCGTCCCCGACCCGATGACCGCCTGCTTCAGCTTCGACGTAGACCCCGTTGAACTTGGCCACCTCTCCAACGCGGGCGACATCCAAGCGCTCATGCAG